ACCCCACGAGTTTGCTAGTAATGCCGTGTCGAGTTTCTTGTGATTGCTGACATAGCGTCCATATTTACGTTTTACTAATAGTGAATAAATATCACGTCGAACTTCATAATCAGACATTTTCGACATGAATGAGTTTGTGTTAGGGTCATATAAAAACGAACCTAGTAGTTCAGGGTGATTGTACAAGTAGTTTGCACAACGAGATATAGGTAGCTCTTGTAGATATCGAACAGTCTTATTGAATATATTATGACTCTTACCATCTAACAAGTTAGGATTGCGTAGGATTACCTCAAGGTCTCCTTCACAAGCATGAATATAGTATGTAATATCCTCAACAGATAATCCGTATGTTGGATAATATTCACATTCCATAATGTTTTTGAATTCGTTGGTATCTTTATTCCAATTTTTTATAGCGCCAGTTTTATCATTTCCATACTTGTTGTTAATCCAATTTGTGTTACCAAATAAGTCTCGCTCCCTTTTGCATCGTTCGCCTAATACACGTTTACCTCCTCCTTGGATGATACGTCGCATAGGCTGGAGCTCTTTGATTATCATGGAATAATCTCCTCGTAATAATATCCAGAAGAATACTTGACTTTAACGAACGAACCCCCAGACGTTTTAGTCGAATCAATATATACTTTCTCTTTGTTTGTAGGTCTTGAAGATGTAGATGCATACAAGACGTAGTTATCATCGCCACGGAATAATACAGATTTGTGACTGTCTTCAACATCAATAGCCTCAATCTCTACAGAGAAATTTCCGCCAGTATCTTTAATCTTTTGTCGAATATAATCATCAATCTTGAAATATCCTTGGAATAAATATAAACGTTTATTCCCAGCACCAAGTTCAAATCTACATGCATCTTCCACAACACTTTCTTGTGTGTGTAGTGATTGTTGATAGTCGAACTCTAGTGATGACATATCTGCCTTGTTTCTACAAATATGAATAAAAGTCCTATAGTCTGAGACTACATTGTATAGTTCATCAAACAGTCGCGGGTGTAATTTATCTGGAATATTATACAGATATCTATGTGATAAAATCATAGTTTACCTTCCTTTTTTAATTGTTGTACTCTGCGATATATCGTACTAGGACTGACATTGAAATAATCCGCACATTTAGCATCAGACATACCAACCATCTTTAATGATAGTAGTTCATCCATATCGATATGTGCTCGATTACGTTTAGATTCAATGTGAGGTTTCATAATATTAATTAAACGAACAATATCTTTATCATCCATCAATAATCACCTCACGCATACCAATCCAAATCTTGTTGTACGTAAACTCAGATGATTTGACAAATTCTTTAAGTTCGTCCTCATCTTTACAAGGTATCGCAGAGATTTCGCGTACAGCATTCACGTTAATACTAATCTTACTTTTATCGTCTAAATCCAGAACAATGAAAGGTTGTTGTAAAGGTGAAAGCTCATACGCTTGTGTTAGTCTTTTCAGACTTCGTTTAGGCATTGCAAGTTGGAATACTTTAATACCCATTGTGTTTTCATCATCACCAGCTTGTGCCTGGCTTACTGTAACTAGATAAAGGATAGGAGACCTAATCCTCTCTAGAAAGTTAAACAACCATTTCTTCATTGTTCTTCCTTTCAAACATAGTACCTTTGAACATGATATTACCATCACCTACTGCGTAAATAGCATCAACTGCTTTAGCACGTAAGTCGTTGTAATACATCATATCGACATCTTCGAGTGATTCGAACTCATCCCAGAGTTTCCATTTATAACCAGAACATCCTGTAAGAGCATAAGGTTTATCGATAACGTAATTGTCAAAGTTAGAGTTAATGATCTCTTGTACAATCTCAGGTTCTACTTTAACCTTATTGGCAATACGTTCAATACGACGTTGTTCAACCTCTTGAGGACTTCCTAATTGGTCGCGTTTAGGCAAGAAGGTCTCAATAGGTTTGTCGTAATGTAATCTAATAGATTGTGTAATATTTATAGGACGTTTAACAATAGCTTCTCCACCAGTACGAGATGGATAAATATAAGCATTCTTACCTACAAACTTGTTATTAACGTAAATAGAACCACCTTTGGCTTGTTTCAACATAGCGAATTCTTCTGGTTTAACAGGTTCGTTAGTAAACAATGTCTTCTTAATATAAGGTACTGCGAATTGAGCACCAACTGCTTCCCATTTACCTTTTTCTTTCTCAGGCCATCCAATTTGTGCAATAAGAACTGCATCGTTAACCAAAGCCATACGTTCGTACGTGTGTTCATGTTCAAACTCATATTTATACTCACGAGCTCGTTGCATACAATAATTAATGATAGCTTGGTCGCCATTTGCGATCTTAATTGAGTCAGTCTTAATATGAACAACCTTGTATCCTTTTGCTTGTACTTCATGTTTAAGTTGTACCATAAATAAAGCACCACGTTTAGCAATACAGTTGTCAATATTACGAGGGTCTTTGAATGTGTTAGGATATGGTGCAGATGTCATACCATAAATCATGTTGATAATGATTTTAAGAGCATGAGCAAGACCTTTAGCCTCAGACGCATTCTCCAAGAACGGTTTAAGTTGTTCTGAGAAGTTTTTATCAACACTATCAAACGCTCTAAGAGCTTCATCAATATGACCAGTCTTGATACCCATGCGTAGTTTAACAATACCTGCGAACTTAGGAGTATAAGGGCCGAAGTAGTTCATTGCAATAAGGCTATGTGGGTGCATAGATGCAATATCCAATACTACAACGTTCTCATATACTCCTGGGTCGGCATAGACATATCCACCTTCGGATGTGGCTTCTCCCATGTATGTTGATTTAGGATTACCAAACTTGTCATATTTGTATCCTGGGAACTCTTTAGCCAAGTCATACCAATTAAACTTATCTTGTGGTTTTTTATCATTACCAAATAAAAAACGTGCACCAAGTACTTGGGTTTTGTTGATTGGTGGTAATCCTGTAATCGTACATAGAATCTTACGAGCTGTAAATGCATCTTGTGTAAGATGATATTTCCATAAGAACTCAGTAGCACCTACGTCGTTCATACAATACTTACCAGCACGACCCCAATGTTCTTTGGCAAGAGGTTTATCCCAAGGGAACTCAAACTCATCGTGAGGATATCCAATCTCGATTTCCCATTTCTTAAGACTCATCTTAATATCATGGAACTCGAAGATATCGGCATAGTCCATAGAGTACGCAGGCCCACGTCTACCTGGGTTTTTATCTCGTGGCCCATCGATAATCATTTGAGATTGATTAAAGATTTCAACAGGTTTCTTACCACAATACATGTCGTAGAAAATATGAGCATCGTAATCTCGGTTGTTAAATCCGACACGAGCTTTATTCATGATAGACGCACACATTGCTGGAGTAGGGTTATACCACACACCAATTGTGTTATCTGGACTTGTCCACGATTCATTAGACTCCCATACTTCGTCAGGAACAGAGTCGAAGAGTTGTTTACGAGCAATCTTAGGGTCTTCAGACAATGTACTATCGTATTTCTTGAAACAAAGAATATTCAAGTTAGGATATACTTCCAAGTCATAGAAGTATATATCTTCTTCTGGAACGAATAACGATTTAGATTGTGTTACTGGTTCGTCTTCGATAGTTTTCCAGTTGATAGACGCCCATACTTTGTAAGCATTGTCTTTTTGATTTTTGCTGTTCATAGCAAAATCTTTAACCTTGTACTTCATGTCAGACAAGTCGTATTTAAGACCTTGCTCTTCTGCAATTTTCATATTTTTAGCAATAAAATCAACTTCAGGTTTTGTAGCACCATGATGTTCTTTGTTCAAACATTTTTCAATGAACGCTCGCAGGCTTGCACTAGTCCATACAATATCCTCTACATCTTTAAACACTTTCTCATCCTTTCTTAAAGGAAGACCAGAAGAAATATGAGCGATAAATTGGTTGTTAGATTTGGTATATTTACGACGAAGACATGAGTGTCCTGTAAATTTCTTAATCTCAATTCCAGGTTCAACCTCATTAGCTAAGTCCTCTACATTACCATCATAAATATAATGAAGGTGAATGCCTCCTCCAGACTTAGATACTTCTGTATAAGTCTTAGGATATAGAGATGCTTTAGCTAAGTTCATAGACAAGTCTTTTTCACCTTTGTCGTTCTTCAAATCAAAATCAATAACAATATGATTATATGGGACTCTTACAAAGTGTAATTTAGTTGGGTCTAAATCGCTTAATGTCGTTGTACAATTGTCCCATTTTCTCATAGGTCTACTACCATCTTCTGTAGCGTATTGTGCAGGTACATCGTGATATTCTACATCAAACACGTTGTCCTCCTTTGTGTGTTCAGTTAACTCAATAACTGGTTGTTCTTTCTTTTCTTCCCTAGCTTTTTGATGTTTTTCTTTCAACAATTCAGGGAATACTTTTTCTCGGTTCAAATCACTGTACCAGTTACGGACAATAGATCCGTCTGGCATTTCATGTTTGTCCTCAAACTTATTGAAATATAAAGTTAAGTCAGATTCCAACTTACGTTTGACACCAGTTGTGTTCCAACCGATATCTTCCAAGAACGACTCGAACATAGATGCTGCTTGTTTAAAGCTAACACCGTGTTCTAATTCCTCGTAATACTCACGCAAGAATTTAAATACTTTATCAGAGTACTCAATGATATTAGTATCTACATCTTCTGCGTAATAGTCTACGCCCATGTCGTTAAACTTGTCAATACACAATTGCGCAATTTGTGGTACTTCAAATTTAATAGAGTTCATGAGTTGTTTGTATCGTGTATAATCTACTTTATTTCTTGTAGGTGATACAACGAGAGCACGACGAGTAATACCTGAGTCGGCATTATGTAATTTAAATCGTTCGTTAGAGGCAGTGATAAGAAGACCATTAAAGATAACAGGATATCCTTGTTTATAAAGCTTACGAATAATCACTGGTTCATGTGCTGTAAGTTTCAACAAGTTCTGTTCATTTGTAATCTTACTTAAATCACTATCGGTATCCATAAGGACTGGAACTTCTTTAACGTCTGCAGTAGCAAATTCGGAAGAGCTTGTAAAACTACGTAAATCAATAGGTGCCTGGTATTCTCCAATAATGAGCTCCAGCACCTTAAGGATTGTAGATTTACCCGAACCTTTTGGCCCGTAGATGAATAAGAATTTGTGGATATCAGGCATGCTTCCTGTCAGTAGTGCGCCCATAGCCCACAATATTTTATCTAGTTCTTCCTTGTCATACAAGACATTAAAGAGTTCACTAAACGCCTCTGTCTTACCTTCTGTTGGGTCATAAGGTAATTTGTAAGTTGAGTAATCTTCTTTCTTAACTTCGTCAGAGAGAAAGAATATGTTGTTATTAAATATCTTAGTGTCATCTGATTTAAAACGATTGACATAATCATCAAAGCGTTTCATAGCGCCACTTGAATGCATTTGCATCAAATGAACACTAACATTAACATCTTCGTTTAACTGTCTAAAATGCTTAGTATACTTTTTAAGTATTTCATCAATATATTTTGTTAGACCTTCATAACCTAATATCCATTGTTCACCTGTCCACCAACCAGAGACAACGCCACCTTTAATGACAATGTCTTTGTTTTTGATAAAGTTGAAGTCTGGATATATAACATATTTATCTTTCTTAGTTTCTCCAACAACAATTTCTAAGAAGTCTGGAACAAACCCCAAAATATCTTCATCAGGGTATTTCATTGTTCTCCTTACATTTCGATATGTGTAATCTTGTCAAGGAATATCATCTTACCATCACCATAGTAATATGTACTCCCATCGTTAGCTGCTTTGCGGAAATTCATGTATTCTACAGAGTTTAAATGTAACGGAGTCCAATCTCCATTAACAAAATAAACTCTCATAGCATAGACTCCTTCTGGTCCTGGTGTAGCCATACTTATACCTCATCCATATTATCATATAGATAATTGTTGAAATCATTGATTTCGTTTCGGATAGCATTCTTGGCGTCGTCCATTACAAACCAACCAATGTTGTCTTCGTTGATTGCTAGGACGCCATAACCATATCCAGTACGCAAGTTGTGATTGAACGCGTCTTTAATACGGTCAAAAATCATACCTGCATTTGTGTCTGGGTCGAATACATCAAGCTGTTGTAGCATGATAGCAGCAATTTCAAGTTTACTAATTTCGTCATATTCTTGTGCAAGGAAATCAACAGTATTAGCAATGAAGTTACCGTAAGTAACAAAATCGCTGTACACTGTTCCAGTTCCAAAGAAGTTTTCAAGTTGTTCAAGCATCTTCAAGCGGAATTGTTCATCATCATCGTACCACAAGTCAGGGTCGATTGGGTAATCGAACATTTCATACATTTGCTTGATAATATCTTGTGTAGAGATATTGGCAGTGTCGTAATGACCTAGATTATAAAAATCACGAGTCCACTCACGATATTGGTCTGCATCAACACGACTAGCCTCTTCCACAATACTAGCTAAGATACTATCTTTGTAAATAGAAAATGCTTGAGGGCTATTCGCATCAATTTTCATATCGTCTACCTCAATAATCTTTTCTTCACGTTGGTTAACTTCAAACTGTTGTAGAAACTCATCACGTTTCTCAGTTTGTTTGTTGACATCATTTACAATGGTTTTAACTTCTTCAACCTGTTCTACTGGAGCTGGGCCAGTAACTTGCGGTTGATATAAAGGAACAACCTTGGATTTTTTAGGTTGCTCTTCTTCTACTTCTAGTTTTACTTCCATAACTTCGACATTTGTATATTTGTCAAGAGCATTGTTAAGCTCTACGAGTTTTTCATTCAAAACGTCTAGTTGTTCTTCTAACTCTTTGTTAGATTTCCATTGTAAATAATTATAGATTAGGGCAGTAGTAGAAACTGCACCCAATCCAATAATTGCTAGTAATGATTTTTTATTCATTGTGTTATCCTTTCTAATGCCCGAATCTCTCGACATGAGGCTTCTTCTTATATCAGTGCTTGTCGTTGTTTAACATCGCCTGTTAGCAGCACGACCACAGCTTTACTGTCTAATATAAGGTTTATTATCCTTTAGTTGCGTAGTAATCGTAGTGTGGTGCACGAGCGAATGATACGAAGAAACGGTCTTTCTTGAATACAACACCGTCTTCTTCTACAGTCACTGGTACAACCTCAACACGACAGTCGAATGAACCAGATGCACTACCTGCAGACCATACCATGTCACGTGCACGTTTATAGTCTACTGGTGCAGCATCGCGGTGAGATGCAAGTGATTCTTTTGGAATACCGAATGCAAGGAATACATCACGTAATGTTACATATCCTTGTTCGTTTTCAGCACGATAGATACCAACACGTTCAGCAAGTGTATCGCTGTCTCGAGCTTCAGGATTACCATCGTTCAATACACGCATTACTGCTGATTCAAGAATACCATAATCATATTCTCCGCCTTCACGCAAGTCACTCAACAATGGGCTTGCTTCAACAAAGAACCCTGCTTCAGATACAAGGCTAGGTTTCTTGATAGAGTCTACAAGTACTGATTTCTTTTTCTTAGCTTCGTCTTTGTTTTCAGGCACACGTTCAAGTTCTTGTGTGATTTGTGTTGCCATTTCAGGATGGTTTTCTTTCAACCATTCCTTGTATTTGTCAAGCTTACTTGAAAGCGTGTTGTAAGCGAGTGTAGTTGCTGCAAGACGTTGTGATAGAATACGTTGTCCATTAAGGATAAGAAGGCTTGACGCTGTAGCTCCTAGAACAGGCCCAGTTACAGCTTTAGCAATAGTCTTAACACCATTAGCTGTAGATGCTCCTTCTTCTCCTGCTTTAGCACGTTCAAGTTCTTCAACACCTGCTTCAATTGCAGGACGAGCTTGATACAACATATATGCAGATGCACCTAGACCGATAAGTCCTACACCTGTACAAATATAAGGACTGTTACGACGTCCCCAACGCAATACTCCATGATACATACGATTTACTTTTACTGGTACTTTGAATTTCATAATATTTTAGATCCTTTCTTATTTTGGCATTTCAACAATGAGGTTTTTAAACCCAGCTTGTTTGTGAAGATATTCTTTTGCTACGTCAACCAAATATGGTACGACTCCGAAGCAAATAACTTTAACGACTTTCATAACTTTCTTTTTGTTCCAATTCTTAAACATAATAATATCCTTTCTAAACGTTTGTGATTGGTGGTAGTGTAATAATATAGTATCCATTAGGATTACGTACAGTACGGGCTCCTTTAAGGTCAACCCACCCTACATTATTATCTGCATATGTTACGTTAATACCAGCTTGGTCTGCACCTGAGATAGAATAATAATCACCCACAGATACATAACCTTGATCAATAATGTATTGACGCATTGTAGCTAATACATATTCTGCATCAGCCTGAGTATAATGTTCCACTTGTGTATACTCATTACGTGGCACTGGTGCTGGTTGTTGTTGACGCTGACGTGTATTTCCCATTTGATTATAAGGAACACGATTTGCGTGTTGTTGTAATCCTGTACGAGCACCTGCTACAGCACCTCGACCCGCAGCATTAATCCAGTTACCGCCATTGTTACGACCTCCGTAAATAATAGCGTTCAATGCACCTTGACTTGCGTTATATAACATGTCTTTAGATGCAGGGATAATAGAATTAATAAACGTGTCGTGTGCGAGTTGTTTAAATCCTCCTTCTGGTGTTAGGGCAATCACTGCTCGTTTGAACAATGATTTCTTTTTGATAGGGACTGGTTTAACTTCCCTTACTTCTACCTTCTCAGTAACCTCAACAGTTTCCTGAGTTTCCGCTGGTTCTTGAACTTTAGTCTCTTCTGGACTAGGTTCAATTTTGTCGTAGTCTTTACCCATCGGGTACCTCCTAAAAAAAAATTAGAAACGGTAGTGTCTAGATTGTGATGGGACTCGAACCCACCGTCCGCATTAAATCTGTCGCTCTACCTCTGAGCTTACAATCTTAGACATAACCGTCTCTATTATACAAGTGGAAATTATTTTGGTTGTTTGATCGAATCGAAACGAATATACCAGCGGTCTTCGTCGTGATTAAAATACGAATACGTGGCGTATACATTGTTAGTGATTTTCTTAAGTTTACCATTAAGATAGACTGCAATATCATTTACACAATCTTTCTCTTCGTCAACTGGTAAACCAGAGAATGGTTTAAACACATAAGTCCAATTCTCTTTCTTTTGCATAAGAAAACCACCAACGATATATTCATCATTGATCAACAAGAAATTCTCAGGCAACATTTCAATCTTGTTGCTAGGAATATAGCTATTCATAATACATCTCCTTCAATTGTAAATTTACTATCAGCAAACCCATTGTCAATGATTTGCTGGTCTACATCTGTTACTTTACCAATAAAATCAACATTCTCCAAAATATCACGAAAATGGATAACGAAATCGTTTTGAATTAACCCTAGGTTAAACGCATCTGCTTGTGGGTCATCAAATAAATCATCAATCTCAATTCGGAATGTGTGCCCATTGGCGAACATTGTATATTGATAGAGTGTTCCATCAATTTCAAATCGTCTCATAAAGTTCTATGATAGATACGTCCATATTGGTATCCATCTTTTCTCCCCTCATTTAAATATAGCTCATCTTCTTCGTTAAGGATACGATAGCCTTGTTGTAGGAGTGAGTCTTGTGCTTCCTTATAATCTGTAAAGACTTTATCTACAATATACCCATCTTCATAAAACTCGTGCTCTCGCACAGTAATATAAACCCTCATACAATCCTCCAAAAAAAAAAAGGAAGAGTTGTAAAACTCTCCACTAATAAAATCAGAACTTATCTCCGTCGATGCGTTTATTAATCACTTTGCGAGTGAAGTCATTAATAAAATTGCCTTCGTCAGAGTACAATGTGCTGTAAATGACTACAGCGCCTGATGTTACGCTTCCTACTACAGTAGCCCAGAATTTCCAGGCTCCGTCACTAATTTGTTTCGTAGGCTTTTCTTCTTCCACAGTTACTTCACTGTAAGAGTTGAAAGCTTTTCGAATCTTCAATAGCTCATTAACCTGTTCTTCGAACTCTTCTTTAGAGTTAGCTTTAACAACAAGCACCTCGTCTGCTTTATCAGCAATACGACTCAGCGTCTTTTCGTCAATTTTCTTAATGCGTTCTTCAGCACTCAATGGTACCTCAACAAACATTACATCTTCGAATTTAGTTTTAACTTTATTTAGTAAATCTTTCATATTTATTTACCTTCCTTTCTATAATACGGGCGGAAAATTAAGACAAAGCGTTTGTGTGGTAAACGTTGCCATATTCCTGTATAGTAATAGACCATGTCGTTGGTTTCATAAATACAGTCTTTTACTAAAGATGGTTCTTCTGAGTTATTCTTATCAATGTTTACGATAAGATTTAGGTCTTCATTTCGTTGTATTACTTCTTCAGAAACAATATAGTTTCCGCATAATACGGGTTTTACAATTAGCTGGTCTTTTAATGTCATTTTCTATTCCTTTTCAAATAAGATTGGTATTCTGTATCCCATTGCTCATTACGCTTATCCAATACGTCTAAACATTGATGTTCAATATGTGGCATAAAATATAATACAATCTGTAAATTAGACATTAGCAAGTCTATTTCTTCAGCCGTACATAGTTCGTTGATTATAGACATAGGATTTACAGACAATCCATACTCGTCCATATATTCATACAATTCTGTTTCGTCAGGATATGTAAATCCTGCTTCAATATTTTCAACGTATTCCATTGTGCGTTTGTATAAAATCCTACAAATTTGATTGTTTAATTTTGAGGGCAATATCATTCCCATTTCAGTTTATCCTTTCAAAAAAAAAAAAGAACCCGAAGGTTCTTAATGTGTAACATTCTTAATCTTCTTCTGTAGTAACATCAACGTCATCATTCTTTTCGACAAACTCAGCGTCAATAACTTCAGTTTCAGTTTCAGAATGTTGTTCTCCACCACTCATAACTTTCTTACCTACAACGTATCCAGCACCAAAAAGTGCAGCTCCTTTCAACGCGTTAGCAGCAAGCTTCTTCCAATTATTCTTCACATAAGCTACAGGTCTTAATTCCTTTTTGGTTTCAACCTCAACTTCTGTTTCAGAATCTTTAGATTCAGTTTCTACTTCAACATTTTCAGTTGCTTCATTTTTAGCATCTTCAACAGTAGCTTCGATAGTTTCAGCAGTTTCTACAACTTCTTCTACTTCTACTTCAGCTTCTTTAACAACTTTGTTTGCTTTCTTAGTTTTGTTTGACATAACAATGTCCTCCTATAATTTTTATTTTAGAGTGTTACCTCTATTATATAGCCAGAAAAAAAAGAGGGCAGTGAGCCCTCAAGAGTTTGCTAGAAAATCACTTCTACAAGTTTCATGATAATTTCAGCTAACACAACCATACCTGCAATGCATAACAACACGAGCATTGTGAAAATCCATTTAAGGAAATTCAATCCTGCGTCGCACGCATCGTCAATTCGTTTCTGTGTTTCATCAGAATATCCAAATAGTTTTTTCATGATTTTATCCTCTCTTTCTATTATATTAGAGGTAAAAAAAAAATAGGGCCGTAGCCCTAATCTCATCCTTTGTTTAGATATTTAATCCCTAGAATGATTAAAGCCAGCCCAATAATAATATTCATAATTTGTTCTCCTTTCTCTTTCTATTATACCAATAGAAAAAAAGAAGGGATTTGTAAATCCCTATTCGCTATACTTCCAGAATGAGCTGATTATCATCATTATAAACATGAATCCTGAAATCCCAATTGTAACTTCAAGAGGGATATTGCTATTAAAATAGCTAAATATCGCATTCTTGAGATTAATTACAAATTGATGAAAACTATCATCATATTTATATTGTATTGTTAACCAATGCCCAACAGCATGGAACAGTATAATAGCGAATCCGTATATGATTCCCATCCCTTTGTTCTTGAATTTATTCATTTTAAAATTCCTCTCTTTCTATTATATGAGAGGATAAAAGTGTGTTACCTTTTACAATAACACACCTAGAATATTACCAATCATGGTTATATCGTTTCTCAAGGATACCATAAGTTTCCCCAGTAATATCACCGATTGTAATCCATGCGACTTGACCATTGTACTGAATTGCACCCCAATGGTAATCACATACCGTTGTGGTTTTAGTCATATGGTAAGTCTTGTCGATCTCAGCAGTACCTAGAATTTCAGCAGTCTTTGTACAATCTGCTCGAATAGGAACTGCAATCTTTGGTGTAAAATGAGTCGGGTCACCATATATATCGATATAAGCCTTAGCTTTCTCTTTCATATAAGCGATTTTACCTTGTATCTCTTTACTATACATACCTGTAGTTCCAGGTTGTACTACACCAAATATACGTACATGTACTGGTGCATTGTTAGTCCACCAATACGTTTTAAGACCCTTACCGTTACAGTCTTCGTAAATCCCTTGTAACCATTTAAGTTCTTCTAGATTATGAACAGGCTGTACAACATTGTCATTACCATTGTAAAAGAACAATGTCCCAGGTTCGAAGTTCTTAGGGTCTCCTTTAACATTAAAGAAGAAGTTAATACCCATGTCAATCCACCGCCGCTAGTAAGTTTTTCTGTATTGCATCCAGAGCCTTCTGTATCTTGTCATACTGACTCGACGGGTTAAGTACTGAGAAAATACGTACGTGTACAGGGAAGGTATTAGTCCAACGATAGTCTTTTAATTCATGACCTGTTGTTTCCTTAAAAACATTACCAAGCCATTTGATTTCTTCTTGATTATGTACTGGTTGTACTTCGTTGATTGCACCATTGTAGAAATATAATGTCCCAGGTTCAAACCATTGTGGATATCCTGTTACATTGAAAAAGAATGACATTGCCATATTAATCCACCGCCTCATCTAATTCTGCGATAATCTCATCGATTTTCTTCTTGATAGCTTCTACTTGACTTCCTGGGTGGACAACACCGAAGAAGTTCTTAACACCATCATCTTTACCTTTATCCCAACGATAATCCTTCAACTTACGACCTGTCGCATCAGTGTAGATTTCATTAAGATATTTGATTTCTTCTTGGTTGTGTATAGGTTGTACTTCATTGATTTGTCCATTGTAGTAGAACAAGGTTCCTTCTTCATACAACTCAGGATATCCTTTAGCATTGAACATAAAGCATGGGTATTCTTCTTCAGGCTCACTAGGGCCTTCTCCTTGTCCACCATATCCTTCACCAATACTACCGTCTTTCCAAGCTTGGTCTAATGCATCAAGATATCCACCATTACCACCGTTTACGCCATTACGAATTGATGTCATCTGAGGAGCATACGCAGCATATCCTACCGCGGCATAGTTGTAAGCTGCTCCACCTTGTGTGAATAGTCCCATTGTGAATGAGTTGATATCTTGTTTACCAGCACAGTTATAGCCATGTCCTGCAATAAGATATGTCCAGTCATTGAAGAAGTCATTAGTATTTGCGTAGTGCATATATACACCACCCTCTGCTGCAGGTCGAGCACTACCAGTTGTAACAACTACACCTGAAGGACGAGTTTGAGCGCCACCTGTCATGCCAGACCAGTTATTATCTGTTCTACCAACGTATGATGCACCCCACCAAGATTCAAGATATAATTGACAAATACATCCAGAAGGTAATAGATTACGTTTAACGCACCATTCAAGTAACGCTCTTTGATTGTCTGCTGAGAAAGTATGTCCGCCATAATGTATATCCCTAACAGGAAATCCTGGTTTCTTCTCTCCACCACCAGACACACCATCTGAACGACCCGCATCAGAATATGGAGGTCTAGTTACACCAAGCCACGACCCATCAATTTGTCTATTTACATACACACAAGGGCCACCGTATCCGTTAGTACCATAGTTCTGGTCAATAGAACGAATACTATTACCATTACGAGCAATGATAAGACCTGTATGCCCATATCCATGTCCTGGCTCTGATTTACAAAAGATATCGCCTGGTGCACATTGTGATGCTGGTAATACAGCCCATCCGTTAGCACGACCTGCAGCCAACATATCAATACCATTACCAGGCATACGTTTACCGAAGAACCATTGTGCTAGTGCATTAGGTACGTCTACACACTGCATACCATAGGCTCCATCAATATCGACCCCAGTATGACGATTAGCCATATCTGCAAATCGATTAATAACTTCTGCTACTGTTACCAAATAACAATCCTCCTTGAAAAAAGACCACAAGCGGTCAAATAAGCTTGCAGTCTAATTAATTATTTCCAATAACGATAGATTGTGCCATCTTTAAGTTGGAAATATCCAATATAAGTTTTTGACCCAAAATCAGTAGTTTGTGGTAGCTGATATCCAAACGAGTCAAAGTTGTAAACCTTATTACCATTGTCAAGTGAGTAATCGTTTACATCATTAATTACAGATGCCTCTGACTTAGGTTGCCATTGTCGTACAACAAGGTGACCACCGTATTCTGTATGTTGCCCTACATAATTATACAACTCAAAATTGGTTGTTTGTGGTAGGAATTTACCATGAATATCTTGATTACCTACCTCTTGTCCAGATTGACCTTGACGAATTGTGTCGTAGTCGTTACCGAATGTATAAGCGCTAGCTGAGCTAGCACCAACAGTAAACAATGTCAAAGCAGTTGCAATTGTAATAATAGATTTTTTCATTCCTAATCCCCTTTATTTTATCCGTAATAATTTACAAGGTCGTCTTTGTTCCAGCATGAGAGCCATACTGTACCGAATTGACCAAATTCAAATAGACGCCAGTAGTAACCACCATAATATCCACCGTCTTCGGTATCAACAATGTTAGTTTCGTCACCAGCGAATGAGAAGAACATTCCAGCTTTAAAGTCTTTAGACTCTCCGTCTGGAAGGTCGTTACCATCAGCATCAACCCAGTTAACCATATCAACCGGGATCCCATTTTCAGTCCAATCGAACCCAATTGGGGCAAGATAATCACATTTAATTTGCCAAATACCATTAATATATTTAACTTCATTGGCTTCATAATAAGCTTTCTCTTGTTGTGGATTAACAACCGTATTAGGTTGATTGTTTGTTTCTGGAGCTGAATCAGCATAACGCCATACTTCAATGTAAGCTGGTTTGTTCCAACCATAATAACTATCCCATGGATAAGTATTGATGGCTTGTCCAGGTGCTCCTTGTGTTGAGTAATCACAAGAGATGAAGTTAACACTGTCAAGCATTACACCGACGTGTCCACCAGCACCACCAGATGAAGACATATCAGCACCCCAACTCATAAGGACAATATCACCCATAAGAGGTTCCCAGTCTTCATTACGACTTACACGATAGAAACCGTTATTTGCAAGTTGTTGACCAAGAGTGACTGTTGATGGTAGACCTTGAATACCGATACCAGCTTCTTTCAAGGCTTGTGATACAGTACCAGAACAATCTCCAGTACCGTCAGAACCATTACGCGACCCATACATTGAATATGTAATAAGACCACGACGAGCTACAAACCAATTAACAATAGATTGTTGGACACTCATTTAGAATACCCCTTTCTTATTTTTGAATAGATTGTTTAATCTCAGAGATAGTTCTCTCTAGCTCTTCGACCTTCTGTTTTAAAGCTTCAATTTCTCTTGTAGGTAATTGAGATTTAACTACAAGAGGATCTGTCGCAAATTTATTTTTCTCCATAACCTGTAGAAAAAAGTTATTATATGTTGGAAACAAACCATACGCTTGACTAACAGACAATGATGAAGATTTTATTTCTTCAATACTTCTTGCAAGAGAGGCGTTTTTATTAGCCCAATTTCGCATTGCATCTTGCAACCAAGGCGATGCAGGCGAACCGTAACTTGGATTATCAACAAGATACAAATGCCCGACGTGCTCTTTATCAGCTTTATCAAGAACAGCCTTATAATTGTCTTTTGTAACATTATAAATACAATGCCAGAATTTGTTATAAGGTTGTGATAGACAATATGAAGGTGTCACTTCACGAGAAATATAATTGTCAGCAGAAGACTCGAAGTTCATGAACACATCAGCAGAATCCAACAACGATTCAGCGATATTTGAACCAGGATTAGCTACTACAATGAAGTCTTTTCCGTAAACATCTTTGACACGTTTACCCATCTCAATATATTTAGGAATAAGACTAGCTTGTTGTGAAAATCCATTAATTGTTTCATCTAGAAACACACCTTCAATTGTATACCATTCTTGGTATTTTTTGATTTGACTGATAATAGAGTCAATCTCGATTTTACCGTATCCAGTTGCGACATACCCAATTACAGTGGCTCCTACTGCTTTAGCTCGAATAGATTGTTTGACATACATATCATCTTTTTGGTCACCAGGCCCACTATTAGGATTAATAATAACAAATCCGAGTTTGTCAGACATAGTAATGGCTTGGTTCCACTTAGATGTTGCTTTCTGGAAATCAGGATACCAATAACTAATAGGACTGATAAATCGTTCACCATTAGACGGATTTACCAGTTCATATTTATTATTGATGATATCAGATTGGGCTTTTTTAATATCTTTACCTACAGCTTTAGCAAACTCTAGATTGCTCATATATTATTACCCCTTAGCTGCTACATATACTGATGTCAAGTCTTCAGTTTCAATAGCTGTGATACGATTACCAAGCTCTGTAAGTTTAGTAATAATGCCAGAATCAACATTACCACCACCAGCTGTGATTTTATCAGCAAGTTCTTTAAGAGTATCGAGCTCTTCAGGAGCACCACCAATAAGGTCTGTTTTAGCTTGTGCGATAGCAGCGTTAAGTTGTTCTTGAGTGATACCTGTTGGTAGACTAGTAACTTCAGACTTGTCAGCTTTTTGAGCAAGAGCAGCATCAATACGTTTAATATCAGCACCTACGGCTGAGAATGCATTTGAAAGATTTGACATAGAGTCCTCCTAAATCTTAGCAAGGTTGTAAATGTTAAGGTAATCTTCACCGCTATCGACTAACCCTGCTTGTTTAATGTCGTTAGCAATGACGCGTAGTTTCTCTTCATATACATCAGGAGGAATAAGGGTATCCCCTCCGAAAGAAGATTGTACTACTTTGACTTTATATTTGTTAGAAGGGAAGATATGACCGTCTACCTTAATCTCAAGTAGATATTTACCATATTCTAAACTCTTCCCTAGAGTGAATGTGACAACGCCGTCAACAACTTTAACATTCTTAGAGAATTTAATTTCACCAAGTTGAGACAATGTAACAATACCTTCTCCAGTTAGAGGAAATACGTTCCCATCGTCGTCTAAGATTTCGAATGTAAATTCTGAAGAAGTGTCTCCGCTTTTGATAACATCGCCACCATCAATAAGTCTGAGGGACGTCATCAATTTAGACATGGGTTACTCCTTTTTTAGTCTTTGCGTGGTTCGTGATAATTCAAGGCTTGTTCACTATCACCCACACCTTTAGTTGTTGGGTCCGTAACAATACCAAGGATAACCAAGATAACAACAAGAGTATTAACTCCCTCTTGGATATTGCTAGGGATTGTAAGTCCAAATTGTTGCAGCATCAAGAATACTGCTGAGATAAGAGCGATAAGTGTAGCTTTGTTTTGTAAACGTAATTTAAAATTAATCATCATTTTTCTCCTTTTTAACTTCATCTTCGTTCTTATGAGGGTCTACTCTATCCGACACGTATTTGGTAATAAATGGAATTTTAATACCAATAGCTTCCCCATTTTTTAGAATGGACGCAGCATAAGAAAAGAATAAATAATAAATAAACATATCAGCTTCTGTTGTTACATTAGCCAATACAGCTAAAGGGTAGCTTATTGCTACAGTTACAAATATAAATACATGACTACCAAGGCCTTCTTTACTTATTGTGGAAGAGAATTCCTTACGAGCCCAGCTTCTGATATATCCTAAAGTAATATCAAGAATAATCACCCAGAATGTAGCAGCTACCATAAGATGTTCATCAATACCATGACTGTAGAAGTCAGCGATATATCCTATGAGTCTACCCAATCCATCTGCTGGGGGGTGTGTCGATGTGAGTAGATACAACAATGTTACTTACCTCCAAGAGGGAATTGTACAACGTCAGAACAAATATCTTTATGAATTGTTCCAATGTTATTATCTTTGTTTAAAATAACACTACTATCTGGAGTGACATTGTGTGTACGTGCCTCAGCATGCTCACTCATATTAGCCAATCCGATAGTAGTTGTGCCGACGAGGCCAGCCAATGCAATTTTTGTATGTATTCTCATTCTAATCTCACTCCTTCTAAATAGCAAATGAAAACATGTGTTTTAAAGTTTTTCCTTTTTCAGCATTAAGAACCGCAATCTGACCGTTAGGGTTAAATTGAATCAATAACTGTTTTAAAGGGTCTAAACCAAAAACAACACCTGATAACATATAAGAACCTACAAAGTTCTTACAAAATTCGCCAGGCAGATTAACACTACTACCTTTTGATTCTGTGAATGGATCAGCGATAAGGTGGACATAGACGACACCTTCAATAACTTTGTATCGTGCGTATAAACCATTCTCCCCATTCACTTTAACCCATTCAGGTTCTTTCTTAACAACGGTGGATTCCTGTTGTAATGCAACCCAGTTAGACCACTGATTACCACGTTTTTGTCTTGTGTAAATCTTGTCATTGAAAAACGAATTAGCTTGTTGCATAACATACGTGTCTGCATTTGCAATAACAGTAAGATACCACCATTGCAAATCGTTATTAGGCATATTGTTACAATTATTAACATTGTAGAACCCTGTCTTTAAAATATTGTTAGCATCACCAGAATTATACTTAATACAAGTACCATTAGTTTCTGTAAGTTGATGATTTTGGATTTCTTTATCTTTAATACGATAAACGCCAGCTTCAATACTTACATCACCAGGTGCGACTTGTACTCGATATTTTTTGTTATTATGCACCATACCAATACCGACACCTTCTCGATGGTATGAAATAGCAACTTCTTCAGTTCCTATTGGATAATCATATGATACAGGAGGTGACAACTTGTCTGAGATAGTAGCACGAATAACAAAAGTTGATTTAGGTGTAAAGTCTCCTCGTAAAGATGCAAGTCTATTTACAGCTTCCATTGTTTGATTAGATGCAAAATCTGCATCGCCACCATTAAGCGTAAATGTTTGACCTCCATCTGAGGACGTTGAAAATCGAACAGTAATGCTGTTTTTCTGACTACCATTGATATTCAGATTAGCTACTTTACAAGTCGTTCTTGTATTGATTATAGACGCATTCTGTCCAACACGTTCTGCTGTAAATAGAATTGTAGGTGAGAAATATGGTAACACTTTTACAGTTTTGGTCTTGATATCGGATTTAATACCACGTTCATCAATTATATAAGCAGATATAGTTATATCGCCTACAAAATTCATTAAACCAAACTTACCATTGTTGGAATCTACTGATAAGTTCTTACCTACAATTTCCGCATGATAACGATTAACTGAAGCACCAAAACTACCAACAACGCCTTTAAAAGAACATTGTATGTTTGATAGAATTTGCAAGAATACATTAGGCGTTCCCAAAACATTTTTTACATTCTGGTTTGTCTCTACTAATTCTATATCAGTGAAAGTTGGTTTGGATGAAGTACCTTGTGGAGCAACATAAATACGGAGTGGTACACGAACTGTAGATCCTACTTTATTGCTACCGTTATAAGTTTCAATGTCAATTTCACCACTACCAGAAGTCGCAGTAGACGGAATCTGGTTGATAATATCCGTAGGAATTGTCCATGTGTATGTAGTATCCACATTAGTCGCAATATCACGCCATATAGAACCAAATCCAAAACGAAGTTTGTGTTTGAAATTATCTTTCTGACGTTTGATATTGATTGTTAACGGTTGACCAAAATACCCATCATAGCGTTCTTCAACAGACGTTGACGCAAGAGCTAAAGGTGGTGGTGTTAAATCAAAAGGAGCAATTTCCAATCGATTTGGAGAATATCCACCTTGACCATTAAACACAACGCTGACCTTAGCAGTTTTAATACCTTCAGAGTTGTGCCATAGATTATGTCCATCTTGGTCAATAAGTGTAATCTCACTATTAGGATTAATAGCACTACAAGCAAAAGGAATTTGTCGGTCATCGAATTGAATATAACCTGTACAATTATATCCGCTAAATGACCAACCTCTTGATGTTAAGAATAACCGAAGTCTATAAGTCGATATATTATTTTCACTACTTTGACTAGTTAAATCGACCCATAGTTTTAATCTATACCCTCGGTCGTCATTACTCCAATGTTCTGACATTAGTTACCTCCCACATTGATATCACCGACATATCGGATAACATTCATATCTAAATCAGCGAAATATTGTTCAGTCCTATAACGACCTACTTGAATAGTTTTAACAAAAGTACCATTGTCAATATACAACATACCCTTGTCAATATACATGACCTCTTTACCAGAAGAAAACATAGAAATACGTCCTGCTGGTGAGAACATGATTGCACTTGACCCATCTGTTTTACCGATTGTAAGACCGTCATTAGATTGTGTAATGAATGAATCAATAAAGCTTGTCTTAGCCGCCATATCACCTAAAACCGTTTGAAGTTGTACAATACGTTGTGATTGTGTTACTAGATCGCTTTCAGCTTTAATACGATTAGTCTCAGCATATTTAAGGTATTTCTTATAATCCGCAATCCAAGCTCGTACTTCATCTGCGGCAGCTTTAGCTTGTAATTCTGCACGCATTTTAGCGTCTTGTTCAGCAAGCAGTTGTAGTTGTTGATTAGTTAGAGTTGAATCAGCTTTAGTCTCAATTACATCGGACAAGTCATAAGGCGATGCTTGCCATACACGAGGTGTAGCTCCTTCATAAACGTCTAGTTCGGTAAAGAATAACATAGACGTGCCGTTATCAGTACGACCGGCGTTATCGATACGGACAAAACCTTCATCGCATTCACCAGAATTGAATATGTTTTCAAATCTTACAGCTTGAGTTGTAGATGGTGAACCGTTGATTGATTTAACATTTACAACTTTTGTAAACGTTTGAGTTTCACCAATCTTACGACCCAAGAAGTAAATATCGACCTTTTTAAGATTACCAGTACCAAACATTGACACATTAAGAGAATATGTTGTATTACGCTTAACAGGGAATCGTCTAGTTGCGGCAGGAACACCGCCGTTAGTATCGTTAGACAATAAAAACATTTCTCTTGTGTTGTTGTAATAGAATCCATGTTTAGCTACACTTAACTTACTTGGATCTTGTCCGATTTCCCAATAACCCCAATTGTTGAGATTCTTAGGAAATGCTGAGTTTCTAACAAGGTTATCACCACCAATAACGATACCACCAGTCATATCAATCCAAGAATATCGACTTGGGTCTCTAGAGTCGGCAGATTCGAAATCGGTGTAATGACCAATGTACCTGAATTTATTGTTAGTATTAACTAAACTAAAATCAGAACGACCGTCAGCGGAATTAGCATAAGCGAAATGGACATAAGGTGTTCTACCATCAGCACCAGGTCTACCAGGAACCCCAGCTTGACCATCCTGACCACGCCATTTAGTCCAACGATATTTTCTTTTATCGGTTGAGTCTTGTTGAATATTATCAACATACATACCAATATAAAGCTTGTTAACGTCAGTCTGGCTAAAACCATCGCCATTTTGATTATCTGCATACGCAATGTGAGTGTA